GCCTGGGCAAATGGGTTTAGCAGCTCCTACTGCTACTGCAACCCTAAGTACAGCTAACAGCTACAACGTCATTATCCGTGGCGTTCCTTCTGCTGCTGCTACATATACCACAGCTACGGCTGCGGCAGTTGTGGCTGCTATCGGCGGCGACTGCGCTATTGGCACCACTTTTATGGTGGTTGTTATTAACGCATCGGCTGGCGCTAATACCATCACTATTGCTGGTGGTACTGACGTAACTGTTAGCGGCGTAGCAACTGTTGTGCAGAATGCTTCCAAGGTATTCCTTGGCCGTGTTACTGCTGTAGCTGCTGGATCTGAAGCCATTACTTTGTATGGCTTAGGCTCTACTGCTGCTGCTGCTGCCTGATGGGTTTATTTGCATTCCGCAGAATGCGTGAACGTGAGGCTGCTTCTACGGAAGTGGCCTCATTTCCTATTGTGGAGCCTAAACTAGAACTACCGGAACAACCTAATGGCGATCACGATCGTAGCGACAGCAGGCGGCGCAAGCTCAAACAGCTACCTAACGCTGGCTGATGCGCAGTTGATTGTTGATGGTTTTGTGCAGGATGCTGATATAACCGCATGGGCAACAGCTACTACTGACCAAAAAAACAGAGCATTATTTACGGCTACACAAAGGCTAGACCGCGAGCGATTTATTGGCGCTAGGTCTACTGATACGCAGGCATTGCAGTGGCCGCGTACTGGTGTACGTAAACCTGATACATACATTAATACATACGCCACGGGCTTCCCATTTCGTATTAGCACTGATTATTTTACGGATGTTGAGATACCGCAGCAGATCCAATATGCACAGGTAGTGCTGGCGGTTTATTTGCATAACAACCCTGATGGTATTGGGTTAAGTGGGCTAGAAGATTTTAAGAATGTTCAAATCGGGAGCCTTAACGTGACGCCTAACCTTGGTTACGGTGCTGTTGGTGCAGATAAAATTCCACCAATAGTGGAAAGATACCTAACAGGGCTTAGAATAAGCGGACCAGGCAATTTTTCCATCAAACGATCATGAGCGAATACCCAGGCGCTGAGTTCATTGACGATACTGTTGCTCATACCGGCAGGTTCGGCGAGATTGTGGCATTAGAGGATTCAGTGATTGCAAGCGTTACGGCGCTGGATTACACGGGCAATGCACTTACAGCCATTCCAATCAAAGCAAGCTGCGAGATGTGTGGTGTATTCACCAGCATCACATTAACTAGCGGCACCGTTGTGGCGTACAAGATTTAGCCATGAGCGACTCCAATCTTCTTGGCATTGATTACGCCAAAGGCGCAACTTTTGTTGACGCCGCAACAACAGTGACTGGCCGCTGGTGTGCGATTACTTTTTTTGGCAGCGCAGCAATCACTGAAATCATTAGCACCAACTATGACGGGGCATCATTGGCCGGCCATACTCCTACCGCTGGAGTAACGATTTATGGTGTTTTCACCAGCATTAACCTGTCGGCTGGCCACTGCGTTGCATATAAGCTCTGATGGCACTATCAACCCCGCTACGCAAGGTCGCATCGAAGCTGATGGCTAAGTTTGGCGGCGTAGCGACCATCCGCCGCATCACGATGGGCGCTTACGATCCAGCTACTGGCACCGCAGCCGAAACTGCTGCTGATACCGCAGTGCGTGGTGTACTCGAGGACGTTAATTTGCGTGAGGTGAATGACCTAATTCAAGCTGGTGATAAGCGGTTAACGATTGCCGCAGCAGATGTTGCAAATGCACCAACACCAGCGGATAAAGTGCTGGTTGCATCAGTAGTGCATCAAATAATTAGTGTCGCGACAACCGAGCAAGATAATATAGCGATAACCTATGAACTGATTCTGAGGGCATAATGGCACGCAATATAAAAATTACTGAGATTGGTGATTATTGCAAAGGCAATTTAGAGCAATTATTGCGTTCCGCAGTGTTGCAAACAGATAAGCGATTAAAAAAGACAAGTCCTGTGGATACTGGCCGTTTTAGTGCCAGTTGGCAAGTAGGTGAGAATGCAGCACCAGGGGGCATTAAACCACAGGGCAGTTATACTACGCCAACTGAAATTGAACGTCTTGGGTATCAACAAGAAAAGCTTGGGAATATTTATAGTATTCACAATAATTTGCCATATGCAGAAGCGTTAGCGCGTGGTTCTAGCAAGAAAACATCCGGTGCACTAGGAGGCCAAGGCGGATGGGTTGAGGGTATCGTCAAAGATATGCAAGGTTGGGTTCGAGAAAATGCCGCACGTATCGGCAGGGAGTCATGAGCAGCACCTACAACAACGTCCGCGCTGCTATTGAAGGCCGTATTGCTACTGAAATGGCAATTGCGCCGGTCTATCCTGTCAGTTATCAAAACGTACCATTTACGCCACCAGGTAATTCACCGTGGCTGCAAGTATCGATACGGTTTGGCGATAATGCTTATGCAACGCTGCTACCTACAGGCGGTGTAGGGTTCAACCGCCAAAACGGTGTGCTTGTAGTAAATGTATTCACGCCCGTTGGTGTTGGCGCAGCAGCGAACTACACCATCGCTGAACGCATCAAGGATTTATTTGATCGGGCTAAGTTCTCAAGCATTATATTTGATGCCGCATCAGGGCCAGCAACCGTAGGTGCTGGTGTGATTGAAACCGGCACTAGCGCAAGCAGTGGACTAGCGGCTGCATATTTCCAAACACAGCTAACCGCAACTTTTGAAGCTTACTTGGATTGACGCTATACTAAAACAAGCCAATCCTCTGCTAAATCAATGGCCGTTACCGTCCTTTCCGGCACTTCGGGTGCTCTTTACTACAAGCCCGCTGGTACTAGTGTTGAATTGGCGGCATCCGCTTTTCCTGCATCTGGTTCCAGTATTCAGGTTGGTGCATATCTAGGCTTTAAGGTAAATGACCCCGTAACACTGGCTTATCCTGCTGGTTCTACTGTCACCAACGCGATTGCAGCAGGCGCTAAATTTGTTCAAGCCTACAACGCATCTACTGGTGTGTTGGCATTAAGTGCTACCGCAGGCGGCGCGGCGCTAACTGCAACAGCACTACCTTCAGGTTTTGGCGCTTTATTTGCAACCATCGCTTACACCGATTATGCTGCTGTAGCTTCAGTGCAAAACTGGAGTTTCAATATAACCCGAGCTGAAATTGACACCACAACCATTGGTCAAGCCGTTGGTCAGTATGCACCGTTCAGAAGTTACATTCCAGGCTTTGCCGAGGGTGATGGTAGTGCATCTGTGTTTGTTACCAGTGATGACACAGCGCTAGCTAACCGCATGGTGGAAGACGTGTTGCAGCGTCAGCAAGTAGGTGCAGCATTTAAGTTGTACACCGATAAGGGTTCAACCGAAGCCTTATCACGCAGTATTGCGATGGAAGCCACGCTCCTAAGTGCATCATTCAGTATCAACCCAGATGATGCCCAGATAGTGGAAATCACTTTCCGTCCAAACGGCGTTCCTACATTCGACTTCTCTACCACTGCTTGATAACTAATGGCATCCACTGCACTCAGGGCAATAGACCGGTTAAAAAAAGCTGCTAATTTAGTGCCCGTCAAAAAAACGGTTTTGCTAAGTGATGGCGCTGAGTTTGTGTTCTACCGTTCACCATTAACAATGGCTGAACGCGAACGGGCACAAAAGGATGCTGCATCCGATGATGTAAATGCTTTTGCGTTGCAATTGCTAGTACAAAAAGCAACAGATGAAAACGGCCAGCGGATATTTGCTGCTGGTGAAATTGCGGAGCTAAAAAACGAGGTGCGTGATGCTGACCTGCAATCATTGATGCTTGCTGTTATCAGCGAGGATATCAAGGAAGAGGTTGATACAAAAAAATAAAGGCGGAGCTTAAAAAGGATAACCTGCTTAGGCTCCAGCTTGGTGTAGCTAAAGAATTAGGCTATACGTTAGCTAAGTTAAATTCAGAGCTGACTATGGAAGAATTGCTTCTGTGGTCAGCTTATTTTGAATTAAGCAATGACGAGCAAGAAGCTGCGATGCGACGGCGACGCTAGAATGGGTTTAGTAGTAGGTGGCTAGCTGTGTCGGTTGTCGCTAATGTTGCCATTAATCTTGACAGCAGTGGCGCACAGCAACAGCTACGGCAATTTCAGCAGGGAGTAAAGGCAACTGATAATGCTGTATCTGGGCTACTTAAAACGGTTGGCAAATTAGCTATTGCACTTGGCGCAATACAAGCTGTTAAATTTGTATTTGTAAAGACTGCTGAACTTGAAAGCCAAACACGTAGTTTAGAAGTTCTTACAGGCAGCGCAACAAAAGCAAAACAAATTATTCAAGAATTGCAGCAACTTGGTGCTGTAACGCCATTTACATCAAGCGAATTAATTGATTCAGCTAAACGACTGCAAGCGTTTGGCGTTGAAACCGACAAAGTAGTTCAAACTACAAGACGATTAGCTGATGTTTCTGGTGCTACAGGCGCTGAGCTGCAAGGGTTAGTTACAGCCTACGGCCAGGTGCAAGCTAAAGGTCGACTGCAAGGCGAGGAGCTGTTGCAGTTCCAAGAACGCGGCGTTGCATTGCAGGGTGAACTGCAAAAGATGTATGGGTTATCAGGGGAGGAATTACGAAAAGCATTAGAAAAAGGGCGTATAAGCGCAGAAGCTGTTGAAGTTGCAATTAACAGGCTTACCGAAAAAGGAGGCAAATACGCAAATGGCGCTATTGCGCAAAGCGATACACTTGGCGGCAAATTTAGTACATTGATAGATAACATAGAAATGTTAGCTAAAAAAATAGGAAAAGTCCTTGAACCTATGTTAAAAAGAATATTAGACCTTAGCATTGCTGTTATTGATAAAATCAATGAGGCAATGGCTGGGCCTGACAGAAAAACAGCTAATAATGAACTTTTTAATACTAGAACTGAAATTAAAAAACTTACAACAGAAATTAAAGCCGCTGAAAAAGCTGGGATTGGCATGTCTAAAGGACTAGAGATTAAAGGTATTGATGATAACGTAATTATCCCTAGCGCACCAGTCTTGCCAATAATGAAAGCAGAATTAACAGAATTAACTAAAAAAGCAACTTATCTAGAGGGCCGACTTAAAGAATTAAATTTACCAAAAGCAGCAAAAGAAGATGTAAAATTAACAGTTCCACAATTACTTGAAGAAAAAGGCGGCAAAGATAAAGCGGCACGTGAAGCAGAAAAAGCAGCAAAATTGGCTAAGCAATTAGCTATGGATTCAGCGCAATATCAAATGCAAATTGATGATCAAGTATTTAGAAATCAAGTTGATCTTGATAAATTACGCTATGACCTGCAACGCCAATTGCAAGAAAAAGAACTTAGTAATTTTGTAAATAAATTTACTGGCGCCGCCAAGGAGCAAGCTGGCATTATCCAATCTATGATGATGGGCTCAACTTCATTTAATGCACAGATTAAAGAATTAGAAACCAAAATCAAAGAAGCGCAGCAAAGGTTGCAATCAGGCACAAGAATGAATCAAGTGCAATCTACTATCGTTGCTGGTGGAGGAGGAGGCGGGTTCAGCACTAGCCAACTTAATGCAGCAACTCAAGCAGCCAGTAAATTTACTGGGGTTGCAAATATGTGCTCAGAATCAGTAAAAGCATTTTATAGCTCGCTTGGCATTACTTTGCCTGGCGTTACTGCGTGGGCTGATACGGTACGCAAAGCTGGCACTGTAATGACTGATTTTAATAAAATTAAACCTGGAGACATACTCGCAACTGGCAGGCCGGGCGATACCCCACATGTCGGCGTCTACACTGGCGGTCAAAACGTATTTCATCAATCTAAAAGCAGAGGCTTAAAAGCAGGTAATTATCCTGATCTCAATTCATTTAAAGGTGGATATTTTGTAAGGCCAAATGCAGCAATGGGAGGCGGAGTAAGCGGCGTACCTGGCGAAAATGTAGATCAAACAAAAGCAGAAATTCAAGGTTTAACGCAACAGCTTGCACTACTTAAATCACAAGCGAAATCATTCACAGCGGCAAACTTAGCGGCAGGAATTTTAGCCAGTACATCTGCATTCCGAGAGCAAACAGCACAATTAGGATTGCAATCAGAAGCATTTACACTGCGCAATCGGTTACAGATGGAAGGCGTTAAACCTGAGCTAATAGAAGGTGAATTGCAAGTATTAGCAGTAAACCAAAGATTAAGGGATGCGGCTTCAGCCCTTAATATGGACAATAAGGACCATGTAGCAATATATAACGAATTAAATCAGGCAGCTATAACTACAGCAACTGCAATTCGTGCTTACGCCGAAGCTACCGCCGCTGCATCATCACCAATACAGCAATTCATTGGATCTGCTCAAACACAACTAAAAGACCTTGAATCTGTAGCTGTTCGTGTATCACAAGGTATTGGTGATGCTGTTGGCAATTCATTAACAAAAGGCATTCAAGGTTTAGTTGAAGGCACAACAACAGCGCAACAGGTATTCTCTGACTTCCTTAAATCTATAGGCGACATTTTAATGCAGGAAGGCACAAAGATGATTGCTACTTACACTGCAATCGCGATAGCAAAATCACTAGCCGGATTATTTGGCGGAGGCGGCAGTGCTATCGGTGGCGGCAGTACTTATGGAGGTGCAGCCTCAAGTTCTATTTTTAGCGCTGGCACAGGCACAGCTTTTGGTGGCATGAGCATCCCAGGGTTCGCCGCTGGCGGCAATCCACCAATTGGCAAGGCATCACTGGTCGGCGAGAAAGGCCCTGAGCTATTCGTGCCACGCGCCTCAGGCACTATTCTCCCAGCGGACGCTACGGCAGCAGCAATGGCGCGGTATCAACGCCAAGGCGGCAGTGGCGGCGGTAATAGCAGCAGTGATGCAATGGGCGCTGACGCAGCGGCAACTCCTGTATTATCAATGAGCTTTGAAACTACACGCTTCCTGGGGCAGGATTATGTCAGCACTGACCAGTTGCAGGCAGCGATGATGGCAACAGAAAAACGTGCCGCTACCGCAGGCGCTAAAGCTGGTGCTGCGCAGGTATCATCACAGATGCGTAATTCACCTGCTTACCGCAGACAGGTAGGTCTACGATGAGTTTATTTGTAATTGGTAATTTTGTTACTTTTACAGCGCCAACAGGTGCAGTGCAACGATGGCAGAACTTCTTTACAGAAGGTGCCGTTTCATTCGATGGGCAAAACTGGAACCTATTGCCATTTGTTTACCGTGGTGCACAAAAAACTAAAGGCGGCGATAATATCAGCAGCCAACTATTGTTACCTGCCAATCCACTTACATTAAACTGGGTGCAAGATGCTGTTAATAGTAGCTGGATGGCTGAAGTCGAAACATATCAACTAACTGATACGTATTTACCTGGATCGCGGTTAGGCCATGAATTCTGGATTGCCACCGGGCTTGGATATAACACACAAGCCGTCGAGCTTCAACTTAGCAATGCCCTTGATGCGCTTGGTGCGCAAGCGCCAAATGCCAGAATCACCCACGAAATGGTCGGAGCATTGCCCAGCACGGGTGCTATCAGGTCCGGCTGATCTCATTGGCTTGCCATATCGTTTAGGCGCTGAACCAACGCGGCATGGGGCTACAGACTGCATTAATTTATGCCGGTGGGTATTGGAATGGTATGGGATTGAAGCCCCAGTACCAGCCCGCAATTGGTACAGGCGTTTACATGCAGGTGATACCTCTATATTCAAGGAGCAATTAGACTTATGGGGAACACCAGCCGAAACTGGTATTATTGCGTTAGTGCAAGCTAGCAATAGCTTCGGGCTAGCTGTTTTCTACGACACCGGATGGCTTCATTGCAGCGCACAAACCAACCGGGTGATATGGTCGCCAGCCGTCAAATACGAGGCGCGATATTGCCATGGGAAAAGCAGCTAATTGATACTTTAGGGCTGACGATTGAAGAATATAATTGGTACGCAAACGAGGTGGCTAACTACCGCCCTGAGCGCGATGCAGCATATGACCATGTGCCGCATGTGGTATGCGACCCAATAACAGTTGGTATTGTTACAACAGTAGTTGGAGCTGGCCTTAGCTTTGCCGCACAGGCATTAGCGCCAAAACCTAAGCTACCAAAACAATCTGACCCAGGGCGAAATCAAAGTGGCGCTGACTTAACAGGTCCCAGCGTAAATGCTGAAAATAGGTTTACTAATGTAGATGGCTTTACATCAGTACAACCTTTAGCAAGGCTTGGCGAAGTAATGCCGTTAGTATTTGCCAATCGCCAAGAATTTTATGGCAAATATTACGGTGGTGTAAGAGTAGAAACCAAATTAGTATGGTCGCAATTACTAAGCCAAGGCGACGGGCAAGAGCTGCTAGCTTTATTTTTAGCTAGTGCAGGCCAGTTAGCAGCCGCTAGCACCCCAGAATTTAAAGGCTTTGCTATTGGCGATAGCTTGTTGCGCGGTTACCAAGAGAATAAATTCGCTGTTTATTTCCAGCGTGGACAACCCGGCGAAGGCCGCATAACAGCAGCAGATAAAATTGCAGGTGGACTTAGCGCAAGAGGTCAAGATGTATTCCAAGCTCAACTAGGCAGTACAGAAGAACTGAAGCCATTGTTCAGTGGCGTGAGAATACCAACAACAATGACGCAATTTGGTACATCAGAGCCATTGCGTAATGGGCAACATTGGCGGCTGCCATTTAAGCGAGTACGTGTGGCATATCCGCACTCTTCGCTTTCTATAAAAGATCCTGAGCAATGGGGTAAAGAACAAACAAGTGCAAATAATGCAAATTTAGAAAGAAGCAAGGTTGAATCGCACTACGGGTGCAGAACTGGGATCATGAAAGTCAATAATGAAACGCTAGGGCAAGGAACAAAAACCATTTTTGTATATCCAAATGATACAATTGAATTTCATATTTATGAAGACAATACTATAAATTTATTTGGTTCTTTTGGCGCGCAAGATATAGCGGCAAAAGACGATAACTACCGGCAATCATGTGATGATGTTCTTATAATAGGCGAAACCTATTTAATAGGTGGGGCAGAAGTAACATGCACAGGCTCCGACCCTGCAACAGCTCTATGGAATACATTTACACGTAAAAAATACTATTTTAAAGTGTTAGCAGAAGGTAATGTGCGGTTAGTCTCAGAACAAATTGTAATTCCTCATCCTGATTTCCGTGGGCAAAACTTAACCAGTTATAGCAACCCTGCCGATGGCCCTACAATCTCAAAACTAGCATTAGCTAATATAACGACAACGCGTAAATTAAACCAAGTCGAAATTGGCATAAAATCACAAGTATGGAAAAGATTCACAGGCATAGCAAACTTTGCCGCAATACCTGATGATGGCACATTAGAAGCGCTTGAGGCTGGCGGCAATAATTATAATGTTGGAACCTATTCTGATTATGGATTAAGGTATTCTATTTTTAGGCTTCAAATTCGCAAAAAAGGTGATGATAGCTGGATTGGTCTCGATCCTGAGTCAGGTTCACCTTTTTGCGTTAAAGGTCGCACACCAATAGATCAATTTAATTTTATTCGTATTCGTTTTCCAAATCCTGATTTGCAGTATGAAATCAGATTGCGACCTATATCAGGCGGAGGTTATCTTACGTTTGGCAGAGTGTCCGGTAACCGAATCTGCGTTTTGGATGCAAGATCTGGCGGGTCGGTACACCACACAGTAGATACAATTTTAGGGCCGGTTACAGTTTATTACAAAGGATATAGAGAAACAATAGAAGAACAAGCCGCAACAAATAATGTTATGTATTACGGAGGTAAACCCACGCAAGGAGCTGTCGAATCATTAGGAGTTGTCGAATATTCAACTATCGGCTATATAGCGCCAGGGGTTTATAACACTACTACCGGAGGATCTGGCAGCGGTTTAAGAGTAAGCTCAGCTTCACGTGCAACTGCGACTGAAGAACCAAAAGGCACAGTAATAACTGGCTTTGGTACTCGCTGGCTGCATATGGATGTGTTAGGAGCACCATACCCCACTGGGGCGGGTCAGTCCTATACAAATGAAGCCGTTTTTACACATCCTGCCTCTGGAAGCACGATAAAAATAAAAATGACTTTAACTACCCAAGTATTAAATATTAGCGGCTTCAATGCAGGCTATACGGATATAAACCCAGGTTACATGTGGATTAATGCAAGTTTTGCTGGAACCCTTGTCACCATTGTTGGCTATAGCGCGAATTTAGTCGCAGGCACTTATGTACTAGATAAACCTTCTAACTCGGCAACACCAATAAACGGAACTGTGCAGGCACAAGTAAGTGTTGTCGTAGAAGGATCGACCATCTGGATAGCTGATGTAATTGTTCAAGACAGTGGATCTAATTATAAAATCGGGGATAATATTCAAGTGGTTGGAACGGCTAGCCCACTACCTCCAATGAGAGTTGCAGCGCTTCGCTCTACTGCTCAGCAACGTGTAGCCGAACCTTTTGATGCTGTTACAGATGTGTACTATTATGATCAACAAGAAGGTAGCCATCAGAATGGTCCTGAGCACCAAGTGGTTTATATTAATGAGCAACGGGTAAATTACAAAAAAGGTTTATACGGGCCAGAAGAATTTACACCGCAATATGACCGCATGGCAATGATAGGTTTGCAATTACGTAGCGGTAAAGAATGGAGCGATTTTAGTAATCTTACTTATTACGCTAAGCAAGGCCGTGAAACGGTGCGGATGGTTGATCCAGCAACCGGCGACTCAACAAGTTATTCACCAACCTCTGGCATCATCGGCCCTACTCATTTATTCCCTGAAATACTACGTGCTTTATTGCGATCACCATTGGTTGGCGCAAATAAATTAATACCTGAATCAATGATTGACTGGCCCGGCTTCCAAGAAGCTTGTAAGGTTTGTATTGCTAATCAATGGTTCTGGGATGGAGTGCTGGCATCGCCAGTTAATATCCGCGAATGGGCTTACGAAAATGCAGCATATTTCTTCTTGGATTTCCTTATTTTAGGTGGCAAGTTATCCTTGCAACCAACATTCCCGGTAAGCCCTACCCAGGGCTTGCAGGGCTACACATTATCTGGTGCTTACGACCGACTACCTACAATTTCAGCGTTATTTACTGATGGCAATATCATTGAGGATTCGTTGCAGGTAAGTTGGTATCCAGCCGAGCAACGTTTAGCGCCGCAAGTATTAATTACATTACGCGATGAGGTAGAAGATGGCTTTGCTGAAACCCGTAATATTCTTGTGCGGTTAGCTGAATCACAGCAAACAGATTCAGAATCAGCACCAGTGGAAGCAGTTGATTTTACTGGCTTCTGCACCAGCGCAGACCATGCAGTTGATTTTGCTAAATTACTAATCCAAACACGTCGTTATGTAACGCATACGGTTACGTTTAAAACATTCCCTGAAGGCTTAGCACTTGCGCCTGGCGCGTATTTTAAACTCGCGAGCCAGGCAAGGCATGTGGATCAATTCCAAAACGGTTACGTATTGGATGATGGCCGCGTTGTGACAAGCAGCGAATTAACCGGCTCAAATACGGTTTACTGGTGGCGATCTGGGAAGCTGGAAGTTGAGCAAGACACCATGACAATTGATGGCAATGGGTATGTGACGGATAATAAATTTGCTGGCGCAGTCTTTACGGTGTATGCAGACGCCCAAAGTGCTCGGGTATACAAGGCTGAACTCATTAGTTATGATGAGGAGGGGATGGTAGAAATAACTGGCAGCCACGTACCGCAAGAGCCAAGCGGCAAGATCACCTACCTAAACTTAGCTGAAAGCTTATTTGAGG